AATTAATCCAAAACACAATCCCTTTAACCTACTATGGTTTAATGGAGAAAAAACTAACATTATGATCAAAAAATCATACGATCGTATCCTAGAGATATCTAAGGATCACAAACAAATCACTCTCCCAGATTCAAGATATTATAGACGTAATGGAGAATACTATCCTTCAGTAACATATGTTTTAAATTCATATCCTAAAGGTAAACATTTTGAAGATTGGTTAAAGCGACATGGCTATACAGCAGATTATATTGTTAAAAAATCATCCGAGGAAGGTACATTAACACACGAGCTTATTGAATCCTATTTAAATGGTGAGGAAATAAATTATCTGGATCATAAAGGTAATCCTAAAATGAACATTGAAATCTGGAAAATGGTTTTGCGTTTTGTAGATTTTTGGGAAACATATAATCCAACTTTAATTGAAACTGAAGTACATTTGTTTTCTGATGAGCTTAAAATAGCAGGAACTTGTGATATGATATGTGAATTTGGTGGAGAAAGATGGATTATAGACTTTAAAACATCCAACCATTTACAAACAACATATGAATTGCAAGGAGCAGTTTACGCTAAATGTTATGAGGAATGTTTTGAGAAAAAAATTGATAGAGTAGGTATACTTTGGCTTAAATCATCTTCACGAGGTGAAGATAAAAATGGTAAGAAAATTAAAGGTAAAAATTGGGAAATCCACGAATCCGACAGAACACAAGAAGAAAATCTAGACATATTCAAATCAGTACATAAAATATTTAGTTTAGAAAACCCAAAACACAAACCAGCCAGCGAAAGTTTTGTAACGACTATAAAAAGAAATATAGAATAAAATGTGGAGGAACGAAAGTTCCTTCATATATTTATCATAAACCCCTTTTTATGATTAGTCTAATGCAACTTCTAAAAGAAATACAAGGAAGCCCCAAAGCTATTATATTAGCTGGAGCTCCTGGAGCTGGGAAGGGATTTATTTTAAGGAATCTAGATTTGGGTGATTTAAAAATCTTCAATCTAGATAACACTTTTGTAGACTTACTAAAACAAGCTAACATTTCTTTAGATTTAAAATCTCTTGGTCCCGAGGATAGAAGTGCAGCTGCCCAAGCAATGGTTCAAGCAACTTCTAAATTAAAGAAAGAAACTATCCCACAAGCTATAGCTAACCAAGAATCATTTATACTAGATGGTACAGCTTCATCAGTTAAACAAACGAGTGAGCTAAAATCTGAATTAGAAAATGCAGGGTATGAAGTATTTATGTTATACGTTTATACTGATCTAGAACGTTCACTACAACAAAACCAATATAGATTTGAAAAATCTGGAGGCACCGATAGAAGCTTAGCCCCAGCTATTGTATTACGTACTTGGGCTGAAGTAACTAAGAATTACGATACCTACAAATCAATGTTTGGTAATAATTTTGTGTCTGTAACTAATACCTTAAAGGATAAAAAATTAAAAGATTTAGAATCTATTGTAGATAAATATCTTAAACCGTTTACACCTAAAGATACTAAAGAAAAAGATCCTAAAGCACAAGCTCGAGCTAAAAAAGCAAGAGAACAATTAAGTCAAGAAGTATCTGCTTTACTGCAAGACGAGGCTGTAGCAAATATAATTAATAATTCTGTTTCTAAGGAAGAAGCACAATCTAAAATACAACAATTCTTATCTTAATGAATTCACTAGTAAAGGAACTGATTAAAAACTTCTTACCCGAGGAGGAAAAAAAACAAACTACCGCACTATATGCAGGTGGTTTTAAACCACCCACAGCAGGTCATTTTGCTGTTGTGCAAGAAGCACTTAAGCAAAACCCAGAAATAGAAGAATTCATAATTTTTGTAGGTTCCAAAGAACGTGATGGTGTATCGCAAGAGGAATCTCTATTAATTTGGGAAATATACAATAAATACTTACCATTTAAAGTTAAAATAGAACCTAGTTCTTTACCACCTGTTAAAGCTGTATACGACTATGCAAAAAATCATCCCACAAGAGAAGTGTTGTGGGTTTTAGGTGCTAGAGAAGATAATGAACAAGACTTTATAGATTTTAGCTCACGTACCAAATCTATAACCAATTACCCAAACATTGAGGCTAGAACTATTATAACTAAAGGTGGAGTATCTGGTACAGCTGCTCGCAATGCTTCTAAAGTATCATTTGAAAAATTTGAACCATTTGTGCCTAGTGTTTTAACACCTGAAGAAAAACAAGAAGTATACCAAATAGTATCTGGTAAAATACAAGAAAATTTAGATCAACCTTCTGATAAAACTATTATATATCCAAATTTTCAAGGAAGTGATATTGCTGAAAATCCAAAAGGAGAAGTAAAAGTTTTAAAAGTTAGCAATAGCATTGGAAATGAACCTGGTAAAGATTTTAATTATTTTAATACAGAGAAAAAATCTTATATTGAAAGAATGATAAAGTCTGCTAAAGAAAAAGGCATAGAATCATTTTCCCCAGTTGTGGCTTTAAAACACCCATTATTACCTGGAAAATATTTAGTTGTGGATGGTAATCACCGTTTAGGTGCCTTTAAAATAGGAAATATACCTGAAATAAAGGCTATCATTTTAAATGATAATGATGTTGCATTAGCAACTCCTGAAACTGAATGGGAAGAAGGTATAGTTCCTGAAACTATTAACTTAAAAGATGCTAAAAGTAAAGGTATTGATTTAAAAACTTATTTTAATACTAAAGATTTAAATATGCCTAAATCCACCTCTTTAAACGAAAATGCTTCATATTCACAACACATAGATATAAAGCAAAAAATTAAAGAGCTAACTCAACATATGATAGATAAAGGGATGAATATTGTTCCTTTACCTAAAGTAATATTCAAACATGGAGATGCAGAAAATGCTAAACAGTTTCTAGGTAAAACTGCATATTACAAACCCAAAAGGATGGAAATAGTATTATATACTGAAGGACGTCATCCTAAAGATATAGTACGATCCTTTTCTCATGAAATGATTCACCACATTCAAAATCTAGAGGGTAGAATTGGAACAGGAGATATTAAAACTACTAATACAAACGAGGACGATTATTTAGAAGGTATTGAAAGAGAAGCATACGAGGAAGGTAACATTACTTTTAGAAATTGGTCCGATAGTTTAATGGAAAAGAAATCTAAAGATCCATTTGGCTTAAACGCATACGCTATGGAATTAGCCCGTTTAAGGGAAGAAGAAACAGAATATACAATATACTGTGATATGGATAGTGTGTTAGTTGATTTTGATCGTGGGTATCAAGAATTAACAGGTATGACTACTCAACAGGCAGATGCTAATGGAGTAGAAGCATTTTGGGATCCACTTTCTAAAGCAGGAGCTAAATTTTGGATTACGCTGCAATGGATGCCAGACGGAAAACAACTATGGGACTATATTAAAAAATATAATCCAATACTATTGTCTGCCCCATCACGTGAAGAATCATCTAAATTAGGTAAAAGAGTTTGGGTAAAGCGAGAACTACCTGGTGTAAAGCTTATTTTAAAATATGCCTCCCAAAAACAGGAATATGCTTCTCCAACCTCTATTCTAATAGATGATAGACAAAAAAATATAGACCAATGGAAAGCAGCAGGTGGTATAGGTATACTTCATACCAATACTGCTAATACCATTAAACAGTTAAAACAATTAGGTTTATGAGTAAAGAATCAGTTTTAAAGAAAGACTTTAAAGAAAAAGATGTACAACGTCTCCGCAATCTTGTACAGGGTAAGTATGGAGAAAAAACACGCTCAAGCGTTGGTTTTTCCCAAAAAGAAGAATTTCATACTGAAGGAGATATATGGGAAATGGATGGTAGAACTTGGACTATTAAAGATGGCATCAAACAAAATGTAACCAAATTTGATAAAGCCAAAAAATACCATGTAATGCCTTTATTATGCCCAGTTTGCAATAAAGTAATGAAAAATCGTAACGATAAACCATTTTATAATATACATAAAATGTGCTTTAATTGTGTTATTGATATGGAAACAAAATTAAGAAAAGAAGGTAAGTGGGAAGAATACGAAAATCGTATCCACAACAATGAAATAGAGAATAAAATTATTGAATATAAATTGTGGATTGAAGAAAAATTAAGCGAAAGCAATAATTCTTTTGTTTCCGAAGATGGGGATGTTGAAAAGTGGAGAGGTAAGATAAATGTAGAACTAGTAAATAACAGCGTAGAAGAAGTGGTTAAATATTTAGAATCGCTTAAAAGATAATTTTGCATATTTATAACATATACACTAATATTATGAAAGATAATTTTGACGTCCATAAGTGGAATTTAGAGCGTTACTTAAAACATTATTTAGGTGAACAACAAGTAAAAGAATCTACTAAGGATAAAGAAGTAACTCCACAACCTAAAGGATCCAAAGACTAATTTTAATATTTATAAATAAAATATAACCATGAGCGATTTTAACTATATTGAGTATTTAAAAAATAACCCATTACTTAAGGGTGAAAAAACTCAATCCACAAAACTAATCACTGAAGCACAAGAGGCTCCTAAGACTGCTAAGATGAAAATGTCTGAGCTTAAAGCTAAAATCCGTGAAGAAATCCTTTCTACTTTAAGCGAAGAAGAGGATTACGAGAAAATGGGACGTGAAGTAGAATACGGCATTTTCCCTGGATCTGAAGAAGATGATTTAACTATGCAAGATATCTTTGACATGCTTGATAATGAAGAATTCGAAGATATGGAAGATATGCCAATCGATGAAGCTAAAAAAGATGAAGAAGAAGCACCAGCAGAAGAAGAAATGGATGCTGAAGTAAACGTTGACGTTGAAACTGCTCCTGCTCAAGGCTTATCAGCTGAAGAACAAGAAATCCAAAATAGCTTAAAAATCGCTTACGACAATGCTGCTGCTATTGGCGATCAAAAACTAGCTGATCAAATCGGTAACTCTATTACCTTCTTTACTAGAACACACGTAGTAGAAAGATAATATGCTTAACGAGCGTAAACTTACCAAAAATGAACTAGACCAAAGAGATATTGCTCTTAAGGGTCTAGTTAAAAACAAACGCTCATTGGTTAAAAAATATGGTAAGGACGCTGAAAAAGTTATGTACGGAATAGCAACAAAACAAGCAAAAAATAAACAAGAAGCCATGAATCTAGAAAATCTCAAAGGCATGATAGAAGCTGCTCTTAAAAACCCAAATAAAGCCGATCTTAACAAAGACGGTAAATTATCTGATTACGAGAAAAAAAGAGGAGCAGCCATAGAAAAAGCTATGGTTAAAGAAGAAGAACAACAAGATGCAATCGATATTGTAACATTAGATGTTCCTTTATTTATCCGTATGCTAGAATATGCTAAAGAAGATGCAGCAGATGATATGGACTTACACGAATTAGCTACCAAAACTATTGCTTTAAGCAAACAAAGAGGTATCTTATCTATGGAAGATTACGATACACTAATCCCAGAATCTCAACCCGAAGATCAATTAGCTGAAGATCTAGATGTAGGACATCAAGACGATGAGCCACATATGTTAAAATCTGAACTAGTTAGAGCAGGAAAAATGATACAAATGTTGTATCAAAAAATAGACAAGTACGATAGAATAGGTGGTGAAGTTGATTTTCCACAATGGTGGCAGAAAAAAATTATCAAAGCTAATGCTATGCTAGACAGCGCATTTGATTATATAGATGGTGAAGAAAAAGTAGCTCAAATTGATGCTATGATGATGGAAGAAAAAGCTGGATTACAAGTTGGAGATATTATTAACCACAAAGGTACTGAAAAGAAAGTAGTTCGCATAAGTGGAAATAGAGTATTTTTACAACCACTAGGATCTTTTGGAGGTGATATTGAAATTGACCGTCAACTTGGCATTCAATCTAAATTAGCGGAGCTAGTTAAGGAAAAACTTACTGCAAAGACCCCAATGGAAAAATACATTAAAGATTTTGCTACAAGTGATGCTCCGCAATTCAAAGGCAAATCTAAAGAAAAAAAACGTGAAATGGCAATAGCTGCTAAATTATCTAAATAATGACAGCATCAGAATTACGAGATAGAATAAAATTGCTTGTAAAACAAGTATACAAGGATAAAGCCAAAACTGATGATGCTGCTTTAGCATACGATGAGTTGGTTAAATTCCCTGAACTTAAAGCTGTTATTGTAAATTTGATGACCACGGATTTTGATAAATTTCTAGAATCTGTAGATTGGGTAGCACCTCGTCCTTCAACATTTCGAGTAAATCTTTTAAACGGTGAAAATTTTGTACTATTCTATGATCCAAGAAGCTGGATAGCTCAAGTAGAAGGTAAAAAATACTATCTATTAAACTTAGATGAAGAAGAAATGGCATCCAAAGCTGTATCTCGTATCTTGACTTACGGAGGTAAAACCGCAACCGGAGCAGGAGCAGATGTAGAGGGAGCAGAAGAAATACCACCCACAGAAGAACCACCAACCGAAGATACAACAGCTGAAGCATAATGGAATTATCTAAAAAACATATAGTATTTACTTTAGGAGTATCTATTCCACTTGATGAATCTCTCCAGTTTAATAGACAATTGGAATCAAAAATACTTTATGAACAATTGTTATATGAATCTTTTTTGGATTCCATAAAACAATATGCTCAAGATAAATTTAACACTGTAGTTAATACTATAAAAGATTGGAAAGATGCAGCTGCTGTTATAGGTAAAGTTTTATCTAATGGAGATTTATTAGATAATTTCTTAGGTCCCTTAGAAAGAAGAGTTATACGTTTAATCAAACCCCTTACTACTTTTCTTCAAAAAATAGGACTTGATAAATTTGTTGATACTATAGTAAGTTTTATTGAAAAAATTAAATCTTTAACTGGTTGGAAAAAGTTTATGACTTTAGTTACAATCGGAACTATAATTACTTACATTATTGAAAAATTAAAAGGAACTCCTAATGATATTAAAAACTTCATAATACAATATTTTTCCGGAGATTTTATTAATGATGTTGTAGGAAAATTAACAGATTGGAAATCATATTTAGGATGGTTACAACCTATTGTAGAAGGAGTTGAAGTTATTTATAACTTTTTAAAACCCTTATTACAAGAATTTTCAAAAGCTCTCCAAGCTTTTCAATCTGGAGATAAATGGGCACTAAAATTTATAAGAGAAAATAAGATGAAATACAGACTCGTAAAAGCAAAAAAAGTAGATGAAGTTGTAGGTAATCCTACAAGTAGCATTTCTGCCATTCTTAAAGACTTAGCTGATCAAACTGGAAATTTTAAAACAGTTACTACTAGAGATAAAATGATAGAACTGTTAGATGGTATAGTAAATATAATGAGAAACAGTAATAAAGATTTTATTGAAGGATCTCAATTTAAAGAAGCTGTAAGAGCCTTCAACAACAAATACAAGTAATGGATATATTTGACAAATTCTTCAAAAAATTTGCATACAAATTTGACAAAGGATATCCTGACATGAACAATAGTCAGGATGTTTTGTTATTGGAATCGTTGTTTGAAAAATTAGATGTAGAAGTAGAACTAAAGGAAGATAAAATAAACAACAAAAAAGAATCAATCCAAGCAGTTCAAAAAATTATAGATACTGTAGGAACTCAATATGATTTGTTTGCTATGAAAAGCAAACCAAACCGTATTGGTTCTAGAGGCAAACAACCCGAAAGTGTTTTTATACAAGCATTTAAAGATACATTTGGTGACGATATAGACATAAAGGTATTTCCACCAAAACAATCCCCAAACCCTAGCAACTCCTTTAATATGTACCAGTTTACAGCTGGGGATTTAGGTGAAGTAAATATAATTGTAAGCCGAAGCGAACCTGGAGGAGCCGGTAAATCTAACGAGGCAATGTTTATTGACACGTTAAATAAATTAATTGAAGAAGCAGGAGGAACAGCTACAATCAAAATCACCTCTCCAGAATATACTGAAGTGTCTAATAACGTAACTCACGTAAGAGATTCCTCTAAAGCTGGTGCTGGTAAAGGTGACAAATCAGATGCTCAATTTTTATCGGGTCAACCTGGTTCAGATACTGGAAATGTAGTAGCTAATATTTCTTTAAAACAAGATGGTGGATTTAGATGGGCTTCAGTAGCTAGTGTCTATAAAGATTTTATCCAAAAATTCATCCAGAAAGCATCAGCTAAACAACTGGAAAAAGTCTCACTAGAACCAAACCCAAATTCTCCAGACAAATATTTGATGTTTGATCCTACAACTAATACTAGGGTTTCAAAAGTGATTGTACCTGACTTCCCAATGAAAGATGTTGAAAACTGGGTATTTGGTCCTGAAACTCCAAAAGTAATTGTAGTAGGTAGAACATGGAAAGAAAGTGATTTTTCCTTAAACGGAGATACTATTACAGTTCAAGCTTCCCACATCTATAAAGATCTAGCAGATCTTGAAACCGATAAAATGGATCCTGTATTTTATATTGCCCAACACGTTGGTACTTCTACAGGTCTAGATTTCAGAATTGTACCTTCTAAAATGGGCAATATATCAGCTAATGCCCGAGAATTATCTTATAACGAAGTAATGAAATAAATTATGTGTAGCTGCGGATGTAATACTTGCGAAACCAAAATAACAGGACCTTTACTTACCGAAAGTAAAGTAAAATCTTTACTATCTGAAGGTCTACAATACCATATAGACAAACAAATACCTCTATTTGAAACCGTGTATCGTATAGGTTCAGAAAAACATTTATCGCTAATTAAAGAAGCTCGCAAGATGTATTCTCGTGGCGTTATTGATTTGTGTGAAGATGATGAACATTTAATCAAAACTCATTTAGGAGAATTTGGCCTATATGAAGGAGAAAGCGTACCTTTAGATCTACCTATGCTAGAAGAAGATGAAGTAACTGAAGCTGAGTTTAGGGGTAAAGATGTTCCACTAAACAAACCAAAGCGTGGTGGAAGTAAAAAATTCTATGTTTACGTAAAGAATCCTAAAACTAAACGCGTAAAAAAAGTATCTTTTGGTGCTGCGGGTGGTGGGCAAAGTTTAAAAGTTAAAATACGGGACTCTAAAGCACGAAAAGCATTTGCTGCTCGTCATAGATGTTCAAGCAAAAAAGATAGAACAAGTTCTGGATATTGGAGCTGTAATTTACCAAGATACGCCCAAGCTTTAGGATTAGGTGCAAACATGAATACTTTCTGGTAAAATGGCATACAATAGAACATATCAAATAAGCGGAGAAGCAGGTTTAAACACCACAATCACTCCCCAAGCAGATCTTATCTCAGATATTCGCTCAATTGAGGGAATAACGATTGTAACATTTACCCCTAAAAACGAGGAAGAAAGTGCGGCAAGCAATCCAAACCACGTTGGTATATTAAGCTTAAAATTTGATACTTTCCCATTTACCGAATTTGATAAAGATACCCAAATCAATGCTTTAGTTGATCAGATTCGCAAAATGCCAGGTGTAAATTTCTTTAGAGCAAGCCAAGTAAATATACTAGAAACTCGATTAAAATCGTTAGTTAAAGAAATGCTTTTGGAAAAAAAAACCAAAAGAGATAGATGCTTGCGCATAGCAGATCGCAAATTTGACAAACCTTCCGCTTACAAATCTGGAGCCGTAGTACGATGCCGCCAAGGTGAGATTTGGAAAGACATTAAAGAGGAAAAAGAAACACTACGTACATGGTTCAAACGCCAAGGCGCTCCAGGTAAAACAGGTGGTTGGGTGGATTGTAATTCTCCTATTCGCAAAGATGGAGAAATAGTAGGATACAAACCTTGTGGACGCCAAAAAGGTGAAGAACGAGCAAAATATCCATCTTGTAGACCAACAGCTGCTAGATGTAAAGATAAAGGTAAAGGTAAAACATGGGGGAAAACAAAATAATGAAACTACTTGACATATTAAACGAGGTAGAGCTAAACGAATGTCCCGCTCCAACCCAAAACATAGCACTTAACCTTGAGAATAGACAGAAAGCTATTAACGAATATGGATACGGACCTTTAAATCCAAACGAACCAAACGAAAAGTTTTGGCAAGCCAAAGTGGATATGTGGAAATTGGATTCGGCCGAAGAAGCTAAAAAATCACTATGTGCCAATTGTGCTGCTTTTGACATTACAACTAAAACACTAGATTGCATTGCTAAAGGAATAGGTAGTGACGGTGGAACAGAAGATCCATTTGATGTAATTAAAGCCGGAAAATTGGGATATTGTCGATTTTTAAAATTCAAATGTGCTGCAGCTCGAACATGTGATGCTTGGGTTGTTGGTGGTCCTTTAACAGATGACTAACCCATACACTAATACACCAATTACCCAAACTTCAGTTATACGAGAATTTAGTTCTGAAGTAGATCCAATGGAGCTAGTTTGGCATCAAGATGAAGAAGATCGTACTATTGAAATATTAGAGGGAGAAGGTTGGCAACTTCAAAGAGATAATGAGTTGCCCTTGGTGCTTCAAAAAGGAGATATTATATTTATACCGGAATATCAAATTCATAGAGTAATTAAAGGCAATACTAATTTAAAAATACAAATAACAAAATAATGGCAGAGCAAATTTTAAACGAACAATTCCGCAGAATGCAAAGATTAGCTGGTCTTATCACTGAAGGACAACTAAATGAAGAAAAAATCCCATTTTTCCATCTTGATCAAATCTTAAATCTAGCTGATTTATCTAAGCCTAAAGCAGATCAAATGGCTGATTTAAAAGTGGGTCTAATCGTATTACCTAAAAAGTATTACAAAGACGAAGGTGATATCAAACAATCTGTTGGAAAAGTAGCTAAAATTGAAGGAGATAAAATTACTGTTGAAAAAGTTAATGGTGACTTAGAAAACAGAAAAGTATCTGATTTAGTACACCTAATTGATGGTGGTTATCGTTTTGAAGAGCAGTTAAATGAAAATGTTAATGATATATTAACAACTGGGGGTTTTGATCCAATTGATGATGAAGATTTACTTGAAAAAGCAACACGAGTTTTATCTTTAATTGGTGGTAATCCAAGTGCTAACGCTGTCAATGCCGTTGTTATGGCTATTGAAGATGCTGAAGGTGGAAATATCTACTGGGACTAAAATAACAAAACAATGGCAAAGCAAATTTTAAGCGAACAATTCCGCAGAATGCAGAGATTAGCAGGAATTATAACTGAAGAACAATCAACTAACAAATATCTTACTGTTGATGAAGAGGGTGATTATGCATTAAATAGCAAAGCAATTGCAGATTATCTTAAATCAGCAATTGATCCTAAAGAAATTAAAAGTGTAAATATTTTTATGAAGGATGATGAAGGATATGGTGAATCATCAATGTATTTCTTTGATAACGATGAAGATCCAGCTACAACAACTGAACAAGATGTTGAGGAATGGGCTAAACAAGAAATGAGCTATTATTTATTTTCTAAACCAGACGAGTTTCCCTCTAGATAATTTATAGACCGATTCATAGCCGGTCGCTCGAAAGAGACAAAAACTATGCAGCTGTGGCGCAATTCAACTTGGATTGCGTCACTTCTTTTCGTATATTTACAAATAATTTATAATGCAACATGAAACAAGATAAAATCGTAATTGTAGGAGCTGGAGTAGCAGGAATTAATGCCGCCACTAAATTAGTAGACAACGGATATCCTGGAGAATTAATTACCATTATTGATAAAGGAAGTGATCCACACAACCGCTTACCTGAAGAAGTAATGACAGGTATGCTAGGAGCAGGTGGATGGAGTGATGGTAAATTAACTTATCACACTGCTATTGGGGGTCAACTATCAAAATATTGTGGTGAGGATAAAGCAATGGAATTGATGGATCAAGTAATTGCTAACTTTAGACGTTTCCACCCTAAACCAGAAGAAATTTTTTGTTCGGATCCACAAGAGGAACCAGAGTTTATCAAACCATATTTTGGCTTGAGAATGTTCCCTGTATGGCATATTGGTTCTAATTTCCTACATGAAATTGCTAAAGCATGGTATCAATATTTAGTTGATAAAGGTGTTAGATTTGAATGGGAAACTCAAGTTGAAGATATTGACTTTAACAATAACAGAGTTTATACCCACAATGCTGATCTGAAATATGATACGCTTATATTTGCAGTAGGTAAATCAGGTATTGATTTTGCTCAAGAATTGGCTCAACAATACAATTTACCAGATGAGCCTAAGCCAGTACAAATTGGTGTTCGATTTGAAGCACCACAAAAACACTTCCAAAAACTAATTGATATATCTTACGATTTTAAATTATATCGCAAATTTGAAGACACAGGTGTTTCGCTTCGTTCATTCTGTACAAATAACAACGCTGCTTACGTGGCAGTAGAGGAAACATACGGAAATGTGAGCTACAATGGTCACGCTAAAAAAGGTGAGGAATTCCGTAACGACATGACTAATTTTGGCATTTTGATGGAAATTCCAGGTATTGAAGATCCATTTGAATGGTCTAGAAATTTAGTATCCAATGTAAACACTAGTGGAACAGGTTTATACTATTCTCCTTCTAGACGTCCATCTTTAACCTCCGAAGGCGAAACAGTATCTGCAGTTGCATTTAGTTCTAGAGAATTAGAAAATATCATAAAACCAGCATTTAAAGGATATTTTAAATATATTGAAGATTTTATTGAGGATATGAAAAAAGTGTTTCCAACACTTGAAAACGACTGGGGCATTTATGTTCCTGAAGTAAAATACTTGTCACCTAAGCCGCTCGTCGATTATACTAACCTAGCCTTGACCGAGTTCCCCAATGTCCACTTTGTGGGAGACGCATTATCTGCTAGAGGTATAACGGTGAGTGGTGCACAAGGGATTTATGTTGCTGAAGACATTTTGAACTCCTAAGTAGAGTTCGTATATTTAACATTGATAAAAATATTGAATTATGAGCAATACTAAAAAACCAATCGTAGTTAAAAGACTAAAGAAAGCTGATGGTACCATCGCTCACATTAAAGATGGTAAATTGCACAACTGGGACGGTCCTGCTTTAATCCCACAAGGAGATAACAAACTGGCTGAATACTATATTCATGGAATTAAGTATACTAAAGAACAATTTGAACAAGCTCATAGAGATCAAGAAGGTTTGCCATGGTACAAAAATCCATCAATGAAGTCCCAATTGGAAGACGGTTATCGTAACTAAACGTATGAAAAAAATGGTTATAGTGAGCGGGTATTTTAACCCGCTCCATAAAGGTCATCTTGAACTATTCCATAGAGCAAAAGGTTATGGACACAAACTGTTTGTAATTATTAACTCTGATCACCAACGGGAACTAAAGGGATCTAAAGAATTCCAAGATGAGATGGAACGTTTGATGATCATCCGTAATTTGAGGATTGTAGATAATTGTATGATTTCTATAGATAAAGACAAAACACAATGTGTTACCCTGAAATATCTTTCGGACATTTACGGGGGAGAATATAAACTAGCATTTGCAAATGGTGGTGATCAAAATAATGATACTATTCCAGAAACACAGGTTTGCATTGACAATGAAATAGAATTGATTGATGGATTGGGAGCTAAAGTTCAATCATCAAGTTGGCTATTAAACAAATAAGAATATGAAGATAGGATTGACAGGAACAATGAGTGTAGGAAAAACTACATTGGTAAATGCTTTGCAACAACTTCCACAATTTAAAAAATATAAGTTTGCTACTGAACGTTCAAAATATTTAAGAGATTTAGGTATTCCATTAAATACTGATTCTACATTAAAAGGTCAAACAGTATTTTTGGCGGAACGTTGTGCTGAATTAATGCATGATAATGTAATTACAGATCGTACTATTATAGATGTTATGGCATTTACGGCTAATGCTCAATCTATTAATGTTTTGGATAAAGACAAATATGAACAATATGCATCTAGTTTCTTGGGAGAATATGATTATATATTCTATATTTCTTCTGAAGGATTGCCAATAGAAGATAATGGTGTACGTGAAACTAATTCAACATATAGACATCTTATTGATGTAAGTATACAAAACTTATTGCAATCATATTCTTATAAACTTAAATCTGCTCACACTATCAGTGGTTCAACAGAGGAACGAATACAGCAGATTCTGAATGTTATTAATCCCTAATATATTTATAACAAAATATAAATATTAATACCATCATGAAAAAATCAGCATTAAAAGAATACATTAGAGAAGAAATTATTAAAGCTTTATCTGAAGAAACAAATCAAGCTATAACAATAGCTGAAAAAGATGAGGATGAGGAGATAAAAGATGATTATTATAAGGTTGAAGATGAAGATGGAGATAAAGATAAAGGACCAACTAAATCTGAGTTAAAAAATATTGCTAAAACTACTAAAGGTATAGCTAAAGCAAAAGATGAGTTAGCTAGATTAACTCAAGAAATGAAATCCTTAGGTAAAAAATATAAAGAAGCTGAAGGAGCTGAAAAAGAAAAAATGTTAGCTGACTTAAGAAAGAAAACTGATCTTAAGAAAGAACTAGAAGCTATTGTATTCCCTAAAGAAAAGTGAAATATTTTAATATATTAGTTGTAATAGCGGTTTGCATTTTTATTTTATTTTTCTTTAACAAAAAACAAAATTACGTTGAAGAATATAATTTAAAAATCGAAAAGCTGGATGAAAAGGTTGATTCACTTCAAGATGTGAACGATGATTTATCTTTGAAAATTGATACCTTAAACATACAAATATCTAAATTGGATCAAGAACTTGATTTAAAAGATAATAGTATAAATACCTTAAGAAATGAAGTTAATGAAAAAGTTAGTAGTGTTGATAGCTATACTGATGATGAGCTCAAAGAGTTTTTCACAAACCGCTACAGATTCTACTTTGATTCGCTTAGAAAAGCCAATAGCTCGTCTAGTAATTAAAGATCTTATAATGTGGGATGGTACAAAGCAAGAACTATCTCTTACACAAGATAAAGTTAAATTGCTAGAGCAGAAAATTGTATTTAAGGATAGTATTATCTCCAATTTAAATACTCAGATAACTAATTACAAATCCATTATGGATACTAGATCCGAACAATTGGCTTTATCACAAGAGTTATCAAGTAGATTGCAACGAGATTTAAAGAAAGAACAAGTAAAAGGAAAAATGGTTGCAGGTACAGGAATCTTAGGTATATTGGCGGTATTATTTATTTTAAAATAAAATAATATGTCCAATCCTAATATAAAGGAGATAATAAAACAAGAATATATAAAGTGTTCCCAAGATCCGGTTCACTTTATGCGCAAATATTGTTATATCCAACATCCACAAAGAGGTAGAATCCAATTTAACCTATACCCATTCCAGGAAAAGGTACTTACCCTCTTCAAAAAACACGACTATAGTATAGTTTTAAAATCCCGCCAATTAGGTATTTCTACTTTAGCTGCAGGCTATGCTACATGGCTAATGCTTTTTCATAAAGATAGAAACGTACTAGCTCTAGCCACTACACAAGCAACAGCACGTAACTTAGTATCTAAAGTAAAATTTATGTGGGAAAATTTACCCTCATGGTTAAAAGTGGATGCTGTAGAAAATAACAAACTATCACTCCATTTAGTTAATGGATCTAAAATACAAGCTAAATCTTCAAATTCCGATTCCGCACGATCAGAAGCAGTATCTTTGCTGATAATAGATGAGGCTGCCTTTATAGAAAACATTGCTGAAACGTGGGCTTCCGCTCAACAAACCCTAGCAACGGGTGGTGGTGCTATTGTATTATCTACTCCTTTTGGTACTGGTAACTGGTTCCACCAAACATGGGTTAAAGCAGAACATGCAGAAAACGATTTTGTTCCTATCAAATTACCTTGGATGGTTCACCCTGAACGAGACCAATCATGGAGAGATAGACAAGATGAATTACTAGGTGATCCTAGATTAGCAGCTCAAGAATGTGACTGTGATTTTTCCACCTCTGGAGATATTGTATTTTATAGTGAATATTTAGAATACTACGAAAAAACATTTATTAAAGAACCACTAGAAAAACGAGGTGCAGACCAAAATCTGTGGGTATGGGAATCACCAGATTATACTCGAAGCTATATAGTAGTAGCTGACGTAGCTCGTGGTGATGGTAAAGATTATTCTACATTTCATGTTATGGATGTAGAATCAAATGTGCAAGTAGCCGAATATAGAGGTCAAATAGGTACTAAAGAATTTGGGCATTTACTAGTAGGTATAGCTACAGAATATAATGAGGCATTACTAGTTATAGAAAATGCTAATATTGGATGGGCAACTATACAAGTAGCCATAGAT